GAGCCATGACTCACGCGCTTCGCTTGTGCTGACGCGCCACTGCGTGGCTTGTCCTTGTTGATGATGTCGGTCTCATGTGTGTGTGTCCATGTCTGTGATGCCTGTTGTATGTGTATGTTATGCGAACCGAGAAGACATACAGGGATGAATGCTCCACCCACGGGGTTGCCCTAACCCGTACCCTTTGCACTCATCAGCTGATTATGTTCACAGCTCGCCCCGACGCTTTGCCTCGCTCACTTCGTCTTACATGATTGAGGGCGCGTCGGTCTACCCTCGTTACCGAGTGTCACCAACTGCCGTGCGAATGGCTTAGGTCGTGCTACTAGCCGATTGTTTAGAGCTGGAAGTTGCTCAGAGTGTAGAGAATGTACTCCATGTCCGATGGTTTCCAGACGCTATTGAAGTGTGAGCCGGCATCGAATGCCATGAGCCATCGCTTCTGTAATGGTGAAAGCTTTCCGCGCTCCGCTTTGAGCTCTATCGCGAGCAGTTTCCCTGACACGGGATGCAGCAGGATCAGATCTGGGAAGCCTGCGTCGCCTTGGACATTCGTCAGCCAGCGTCCTCGAGAGTTCTGTGCCGGCAGATCATGATGGATCAGCCAGCCATACCGCTTCGCAACACTGACGACGACCTCTTTGAGATCGGTTTCACTCATCTTTAGATCAGGCTTCATCAGCTGGAACGATCCGTTTGTTGTCTGCTAACCATTCCCACGCTTGCGCGAGTTTTTGCCATGTTTCTCTGCTGGCTTCAAGATCTGCGTATTGTTTTTCTAGTAGCGCTTTTTCGGCGCGCAATGTGTCAATGACTCCGCGCAAGTAATCAACTATTTCGATCGGGGTTGCCCCAGTTTGTTTCTCATCAAACGCGCTCACTTCAATACCTCAATAATCTTGGATGCTTCATGTGACTTCAGCAGCTCAAGCACCGCGCTGTCGTCGCCAAGCTCACGATGGATTAGTTCAAGCAAGCGAAGATCATCCATGCCGGCATCCTTGGCGAGTTTCTTGATGTAGCCGAGTTGCTTTGGTGTAGCGAACGCTCCTCGAGGAACATGTTCTTGAGTGGATGGTTGCCCGGCTGGGCGATCAGTTGTGGGCGCTAAGTTGCCCCCCAGCCGAGCTACCTTTTCCATCTCTTGACGAGAAGGTCGGGGACCATTCCCTTGAGACTGAATTGGGCAGTTGGAAATCGCGCGACCGATCGCGCTGGTCTCACAATTTTCCACGAAGCTAGTGCTATTCACTCCGCGATCCGAATGGATCTCATGCGCGTAGCCGACTGACATCGGCTTGGAATCATCGGCGTGGCGATACAGCTCTGCACGGAAGATGCAAGAATCTCCGTCGTAGTTCATCATGCAGGTCTCAATGCGTGCATCTGGGTATGCGGTCCAGAAGCGCACAAGACGCTGCTCAACTGTCTCATAGTTGCTGAGATCGAATGCCATCAGCAGACCACCCAGACGATCGCATCGTTGCCCGAGACTGTCTTGCGTGTGCGTCCTGAGTCCATGACAAGAGCGTCGCGCACAAGTGACACACGCGAAGGACGGACAGTGTTGCCGGACATTTCAAGTGTTCGTTCTAGTTCTTCGTCTGTCATTCCACCGAAGAGCTTGATTGCGTTGTAGATTTTTTGACGCTTGGATCCTGATCGTGGGAATGCGTTCTTGGCAGCGCTTAGTGATGTTGGATGCGCTTTTTTTGCTGTGATAACCACATTGCGATTGACTGTTGGCACATATTTAGTGCCACCTAATCCTGTGGTGATTTGGAATAGTTCTGGCTGATGGTCGGACATGTCGGATGCCTTTTCTATGAGTGCGCTTCGAGCGCTTTGATTGCTTGGTCCAGTGTAGTCACATCGTAAAGTGGCATCGGATCATTCAGTGAGAGTTGGTTCTTCATCGTGCGAAGCCGACGGATGATTGATGCGTGAGGGTTTTTGCTCACTGCCAGAATGTCATCCATGAGACCGAAGATTGCCATTGTGTGATTCGTGTTCATCGCTTGCTCCAATACCATTCGTCGAGTTTCTTCGGTGAGCTCACCTTGGTTCCATGCAACGCCTTCGCTCATTTGATGCTCCAAGGTCCCCATCCGAAGCCGTAACGCTCCATGCCGTAATTGTAAATTGCTAATCCAGCAAGCAAGTTAGTCTGAGCCTGTAACAGATCTGCAGGCTTGGCGATGATGCCTTTCACGGTCAGCCATTTATGCCATGAGCCATTGATCTGCAAGAGTCCGCGTGATCCGCCGTATGGGTCTTTGCGATTGATTGCGTTCGGTGTGCAGTTGGACTCGCGCTTCATGATGGACTCGAGGACCGTTCGCTGTCCCGGATCCCAGCCGAGGTTGATGGCAAGAGCTGAAAATTGTTTGCATGCGCTCAAGTATGGGTCGATAAAGATTGTGGAGCTGGTGGTCGTGGTCGGCTCAATGAGGTATGGCTGGACGCTGATCGGCGCTAGGGCAATAGTCCCAGAAGGCTCTTTAGACGCGCTAGGAGCCCCTGTGAGAGCCGTAACCCCAAAGACTGTACAAAGTACTAGCCCAATCAATTTCTCTGCAAGATAGTTCATTTTTTCTCCAGTGGTATAGGCACGCCCCATGATGAAGCGTGCGATCTGAATGCAATTTGTCCTAGTAGATATTTTCCCGTTTCGGGCTCTGTGAAGATTTGTACGAGGATCTCTTGTCCGTTATCCATCACGCCGATATAGACGCTGTAATCGAAGATCTGTGGCTCACTCATAATCACTTGCCTTCCGTCGGTAATTCGACCTTAGGGCATGGGTCAAACTTTAGGTGGGATTTCCCCGAAGACCCTTAGGAATGCAGCTTTTACCCAGATCACTGAGTCTGCAGCTTGTGGTGTGATTTCAATGTGGAACCAATCGCCCGGCACGCCATGAAGTGTTGGCTTGTCATAGACCTTCCACGCATAGCGGTCACATCTCCAAGCTCTGCCGTTCGGACCTACATAGTCAAGAATGCACTGAAGACCAAGGTCGTTCGCATTGGCGACAAGCTTGTCAATGAAGACGAGCGCTTCTTTGCGTCCAGCGTTCGGATGCTTCTCGCTTTTGCGATATGAAAGATCTACAGCTCTGCCAGTGGCGTGAACTGAAAGAGATCCGGGTTTTCCGCGCATGTCACGCTGACCCCATGAGCCGTTGTTCCAGAGCGCTCCGTTGGATGCAGCGATGGCTTGCTTGATCCATTCGTTCATCCCGGCTCGAGGAGCTGGTGATGCTCCGTCAGCGTTGCCGATGTAGTCCCGAGCGTTAGGAACTCCAGCTTTAGCTTTGGCTATTGTCACGACCGAATGCCGAATCTTTAGGGTTCACCCAGCGCAGCAACGGGGGGATGATTGCTGCGATTGCACCTTTGCCGAAGTCGCGTGGATCGGTTGTGCCTGTGGAATAGACCGCAATGAGAGCTCCGACGACTGATCGAAGGTAGCTGGCGATCATGGCTTTGTCTTTAGCTTTCATGGTGGTCATCCTTTGTCTTGCTCTTGAGTCCGTTTGATGCGAGTAATCCTATTAGACCGCCACTCAATGTCATGAGCATCGGGTTGAGGACTGAGAAGGCTTCTGCGTCGTTTGGTGCTTGCTCAAGTGGCTGGGTTACGAAGAGAAGACCGTAGAGCAAGGTAAAGATTGAGCCGACGAACGCGCATGTCAGACCGATGCCGACGACAAGGATGAGTCGTGCTTTGATTTCATCGTTGGTATATCTAGCCACAGCGTCCACCGCCAACTTGAAGCTCTGTGGTGAGTGTGACAGCTTGGTTCTTTGTTCTGATGCAATTCATTCGAGTCCGATCAGCACATCCGGAGCATCCCCACAAAACGACCGCAATAAGCGCTGCATAGCCGATGAGGTAACGCCAGCGCATTACGAAAGCAGCGCAGCTACTTCGTCGGCAGTTAGTCCTAGTTTGGCGATTACTTCGGCTTTGGCTTTTGCTTTGGCTTTTTCGGCTTTGGCTAGTGCAGCATACTTTGCAGCGTCTTTAGTGCGCTGTTCGACTTCGGCTTCGGTGTAATCACGCTCAATGGCAATGCCTGTTTGTGCGTCTAGTTCTAATTTGTCAGC